CCGTTGTTTCTTTAGCATGTTCTTAAGAACATGGTAAAAGGTCTTCTGGCTGGAATCCTTACCCGGTACCAGACCCATAGCTGGGAGCGCGTCTAATTTTGATATCGGCGCTACCTCCAAAATATCCGTCAAATCCTCATGAATCAATGGGAAAGGACAGATATCAGGCACACTTGCACGCCTTGGAGATCTGGATGTAATAATCCGGGTTTTCAAAGGTATGGCAACCGCCTGAGCAGCTACTTCGCGTTTTCTGTCGAATTCGCTACACAGTTGGCCCACCGATTTCCCCAATCGATGGTACAGGCTTGTCTTCCTGACAGGCTTCAAATTGTCAACTAGAAAACTAAGGAAGCTCAAATAACGGCTCCCACCTGTATGCTCGGATTTGAGTTCAGAGAATTCATCAGTAAGGATAACCTTATCCTTATATGATAAAGCTGGACCAGCAATGGTCTGATCACTGCCCCAGGGTGGCAACAAGTGAGCCACCTTCTCAAATACCTGCCTTAAATTCTTCGGCAGGAAAAACCTAAATCCTTGGCCATATGTCCTGCAAAGCTCTACAAAAGAGTCTTTATGTGAACCGCGATCACCAATTTTAAATTTTGGAAAAACGGTGTCGCCAGTGATTATTTTACCAGCAAACTCGGTAATTTGATTACTGATAATACACTTGTTCACATCAACAGGGCACTCCAGTTTATCTAGTAGGTGAATATAGCGCTTATAAAGTTCGCAATCAAGAATCACAACATCGTCTCCAAGCACAAAAAACTGTTTCTTATACCTGGTGCCACTCAAATGGAGCAGCAAAAGACCATGTGTTAAGGCAAATGCCGGAAAAGACGGGTATAATCCCATCGGTTGGCCCTTAGCCCAGCGAACAGTCCCAATAGGGGACCGCCATAAACCTCTAGATAGATCACGAAACAGCAGCACATGTTCATTAATAGGATAGACTGACTCAAGCACTGCTAACTGCAGACTTAGAGGGAATCTATCTGTTGCTGCCGTCAAATCAACCGCATAAGCAATGCGGCCAGATTTTA